TTTTATCAAGGATAGGTCTAATAGTAATATGAGTACTATCAGTATCACCGTAAATGTTAAGGGACGTATCAACCCCGTATTTGTCTTTAGCGTATTTATCAAGAATGACACCTGCTTGCTTAACCACTGACTGGCCAGTAAGAGTAATACTACCGGCGTGATCACTATCGCAAATAGGGCTAAACTTGTTAGCAAAAACACCGTAAATAGAATTGAGAAGAATCTTAATGACGTGCTGGATGGTGTCAGCTCGTTCCATATTAAACTTACACGTTTTATACTCATCAGTATCTGGGGTTAAATTACTTAGTTGTTTCTTATAATCTATGTATTGGTTCTTATTTCTTACACGTTCACTATAAAGACCGTCAATTAACGAAGGCACAACACCTTTTTTCTTCTGAGTGTACAAAACGTTAGCTTTAGATATAGCTAACTTCTCAACTTCCATCAGTTTCTCAAGTTTTTCATTAGGTACAGTCTTTTCTGAACCACTGGCTAACAATAACGTAGTCTCTGTATCAGTTTTACGTAAGATCTTACCTATCTTGGTCTCTGGTGATATATTAAGAGTAATGATAGTATTGGGGTATAGAGAATTAGCATCGTAACTCACTACTGCAGTCTTTAAACCGCGTTCTGGATCTCTAACATAACCACCTTCAATTTCATCTCTAGTAGGACCAGACACAAACGTTGGTATAACCATACCGTGTTTATAAGCTTCTAGAGCGACACACCCGGTAACGATTTGTACTTTACCTAAAGCAGCTTCAAAGCTAGTTAAGCCTTTATATGCTAACATACGAATGATCTTAAAAAACTGTAGTTTCTTTTCCATTCGTACTAATAGGTCAACGTCTTGAATATTGTAATCTACAAAGTTGTTCCAATCGTCTTCAGACAGAGAAGCTAAGTTAGTAGCGTTAATAGCTAGTTTACCTTCACCTAACTCATGCTGTGCTACAAAGTTTAGTGCGTATGACTCTAACAAACCACGTGCAAAGCCTTTGTAGACTTCAAGATAATCCATCGCTGATACACCGTGAATGTACCAACGATCTAGCTCTTGTCCTTTAACGAAGATACCTTTACGACACCAAAGACTCTTTAACGGAGATAAACGTTTAGCTGCGTTTTCACCTAATAAGTTATTGATACGGTTAATAGTATAAGGAAAGTCGAAAAAGTCCGTGTTCCAACCAGATAAGATGTCTGGATAATAATCGTTTTCCCAGAACTCTAAAAACTTATTAAGTAAATCTACTTCACTACTACACTCAGTATAAACAACGTTTTTACGAGAAGGTGTATAAGGCTTACAACCCCAGGTATAAAACGTTTCAGATAAGTTGTCATATATCGTTATAAGGTTGATAGGGTGTTTAGCATCCTTAGCTTCAGGAAACTCGTCTGGAGAGTAAACTTCGATATCAAGAAAGCAAACCTTTAACGGGTTAGCAGAAAACTCAGGCTTTTCGTAATCGTCTTTAAACTTTTCAATAAGAAACTGCTGCTCTACCTGAATATTATGATATAAACGTTTAATAGCACCGTCTTGTGCTGCTTTATTACGTTCAAAAGCATTTCTAAATACTTTCTTCTTTAACTTAGTGTTAAAGATAGACAAAGCATCAGCGTTCTCCAGATTAGTCTCTACATAAAAGTAAGGACTATATGGTTCCTTTTTAACCACACGTTTACCGTTTTTGTCCCAGGTAAATAGATGTGCTACTGCTTCTCTTGAGTTATAATATACGTTACGATACACAAAACATATTATGTACCATCTTACTAACTAATCAAGAAGGAAAGTAAACTTTCATATGCTCATCAATGTGATCTTCTAACCAATACTTGGTTGCAACCTTACGAGCATCATCCGATTCGTTTAAATACATTCTACGATCTCTTAGTAGCTTCTTAGCTAGATCCATCATTTCATCAGGAGTATTGAACCGTAGAGGTGCTACAGGATCTGTATTGTATGGTGGAGCATCTTGGCATAAACAAGGCACTCCTAATGCACCGGCTTCTAAATACTTAATAGGTGCTTTTGCGTAGTTAAACTTGTTATTTTGAAGTGGTGCAAAAGCTAGATTGAGATTCAATGAATCAAATGCATATGCATATTCATATAAGCTTTTCCAACCTACGAATTCAACCTCTCCAGCAGCTACTAGGTCTTGTATAGTATTAGGTACCGCCCCCATGAATACCCACTTGTAATCTTTGTAAGTTTTACGGATAATATCAGTAAATGGCTCGATATCATCCATAACGCCTGGTAGTCTTTGTACATTTAAATGAGTTGGACTACCTACATAACCGATACGTGGGCGTTTTTTGTTACGATCGAAATTTTCTACGACTTTAGCTTTATTGTAAAAACGATCTATCCAAAACTTTGGCATATAGTTAGGTACTACTATAGCAGGTACTCCAGTCTTTTCTGTATAATAGTCTGCCATAAATTTTGTAGGGCAAGTAATAGCATCGCAATGTTTAATAATCTCTATCGCTGTTTTACTAATAACAGGATCAACAAAAGCTTCTCTAGACTTGTTATATAGCGGAATATCTTCCGGGAAAATAACGTCATCAATTTCGTAATATATTTTAAACTTGTTACCTTTATCGGAAGTTTCTCTTAAAAACTTTACAAACTGTAATTGCGGTGGTGTTACTTGGCGCTGTATTTTTACTGACTTTATACCTGCATACATACGAGGGTCAAGTAACATCATTGTAGAGTTTGTTACAACCCCTTTACCTAATGAATTAATTAATGATTCAGGCCAGTGCATACGCCAAAAACCACAACCACCATGATCAGCGGCAAAGCTGATAGCCATATTTGCAGGTGCTGCCCCTGCAGGACTTGGTGGTGGGGTAACAGGCTGCGCTATAGGAGAACCAAATGCAGGAGCTCCTATTGGAAGTGCTGGTGCGCCGAGTACGAAGGAATTATTCATTATTAAAATTTGTTGATCTTACTGTTATGCCGTTTTTCTTTTCTAGGAATATAATTTCACCGCTAGTACAGTATTTCATACTTTCTTTGCGGTGTGATATTATATACACTGCTTCTTGGTATTTTTCCACTCTTTCACGTATTATATCCAATACCAATTCAATACCTTTTTCATCTAATGATGAGTCTAGTAATTCGTCAAACACTGATAGATTTAACCATACATTAGCTTGTGCTCTACGGATATCCTGAAACGTAAAGATCATTGCAAGGTCTATAGCTTTACGTTCAGCGCCAGAGAAGTTAAAATAACTACACTCTACTCCGCGTTCATTAGTAATAGTTTCTTCAAAGAACTCATTAAATTTAACTGTACTGTTGCTTTCAAGCTTCTTGAGATAGAAAGCAAGTCTAAGATTTAACACTTCAAGTATCTTTTTAACAATATATGACTTTACACCTTCTTCTGAAGTAATGAACTTTGCAGATTCGATTACATCAATTTTAGTCTGTAGTTCATTTACATTGGTTTTAATCTCAGTTAAACGATCTTTTATTCTCTTAATACTGTCATTATATGTATGATCGTCATTGTTTAATGCATCTAAGTCGACTACAAGTTGAGATTGCCAGACATTGAGCTGATTTAAACGAGAGTTAATATTCTCTACCTCTTTACGACGAATATTGAGATCATTCAGCTTCTTTTGAGTAGCAGTAATGCCTTTCTCTACTTTCTCTAAATGCGTTTGTATTTCTACTAAACGAGGTTTTTCTTTAGATATAGTCTCTGTGTATTTCTGTATCTCTGACTGGCATTCAGCTTTATCTTTTTCATATTGAGCATTAGTAGCTTCAGCCAAATCTTTACCGCAATGCGGACACTTACTATCTACTTTCTTAAGTTTCTTAATACGATCATTATTAAGTTTAATATGAGTTTCTGCTTCAGTAATAAGCTTATTAACTGCAGCTATTTTTTTATCACAAGCACCTTCTGCAGTCTTAAGTGCAGTTAAGTTATCTTCTATAGTCTTTTGAGCTGCAGCATCAACTGATTCTAACTTACCGACCTTTTCGTTAATTAGTGCAATCTCTTGTTCATTATTACGTTGGCGAGTGAGCAGTACTTCTCTACGTTTACTTTTTGTTTCTTCGTAAGTTTGCTTCTGTTTAATACTATCTTGTAAAGCTCTCTCAGATTCATCTACCTTGGTATGCTCAATGTCTAAGTTACGTTTTGTTTCGTTAAAATCAAAACGAGCAATGCTTAACATATTACTAAATACTTCTAAACCAAGAATACCTTCAATAAACTTGCGTTTTTCGATCTTTTTCTGAGCCATAAACGGAACTGTATTGTTTATGGTCATTACTACACTATTTTGAAATACTTCTGGAGAGGTATCAATTATATCGATAATATACTCAGTTGTTTGAGGTACACCCGAACGTGTTTTATCTTCTCCGTCTACATAAAGAAAACACTTAGTAGGGTTAAGTGTACGAACGATTTTATATTCTGTTTTTACATGGTTGGTATCAACAGTAAACTCTAATTCAACCTCGCAAACGTCCTCTGGATAGAGATTATTAACAATGTTTTCTTTCTTAAGATCTCTTATAGTAGAACCGTATAATGCAAAATGTATAGCATCTGCTATTGTAGATTTACCTACACCATTAGCACGGTCAGCCTTGTCTAGATTACGACCTGTAATAATGTTTAATCCAGGTTTAAAATCTACAGCAACCGGTCTTTTACCTACAGACAGGAAGTTAGTAATTTTTATGTTCTTAAAGAAGACGTACTGCATTAGGTTATGATTATAACCTCTAAGCTAAACTATTCAACGTCTCTAACATCCTTTTTGCTACCGCAGTTGTAGTACAATTTTGGTATAATGCCTGCTTGAATGATTCAATATGTTTATCGTAAATGTTTTCAGGTTTTTCTTTATTAAACACATCTGTTAACACATTTTGACATTCTTTCTTAGGAAAATACTTCATTGTTAGTTCAGGACATCTATCGATATTATAAAATACAGGAATACAACCATTACCCATAATTTCATAATGTCTTAAGCAGTCCCAACCAGCTTTTTTAACTGTTATACCAAATCTTGATTGATTGTAATCGTTGTAGTAATCTTTTTCGTTTTTATAAATGTAT